CACGCCTTCGCACTACCATTCACCACATAAGATGTATCCAGAGAACCTGCGGTGCTGTGTTCTAGGGTATCTGCTTTGATTTTTCCTAGTGCCATTATGCTAAGTCTCCCGCTACACCACATCCATCAATCAAGTGACTATCTGTAAAATTGCCATTAGATGCAGAAGTGCTACCGTACATTGCGGCATAGTTTATATTGCTTGATGCCTGTGTATAAAAATGATGGCTTGCACCGCCTCTACTACTGCCTGAATTTCCATCAGCAATCATACCATCTATGACAAAGAAATTTCCGCTACTCATATTATTCGTGAAAGCCTGTTGTTTTCTACCAGTAGACACATCTGTAATTGAACTGCAATTAAAACTGTCATCCGCAACAGGTGTACCGCCACCAGAATAATCTGCCCAGACTTTAATCAAACCCTGCTGCAAGCTAGTGGTCGTGCTATTACCTTCACCTGTTACAAGGATAGACCCAGCGGTGCTTGTGCCAGTGAGTTTGTTTACTAGTATCTCACTCATGCGAGGTCTCCCATTGCACTTGTCATAACTTCGTCTACATCAGCCCCAGCAGTGCCTGACCAAACAACATCAGCAGTTTGTGTTTGATAACCGCTAGTTGTTTTTGTTGCGCCCCTACGCAGTGCTATAGCTGGACAAAGAGCGTTTGAAGTGCTGTCTATATAGTGGCCAAGACCTGTGACAACATAGTTTGCATTACTCATATTATTTGACAAGGTAAGTGAAATATTACCAGCCTCTACGTCTGTCTGGCTACTAAGGTTAAATGAATCAAGCACAGAAAGACTTGACCGCTGGTCAAAGTTGCTCCAAGCCTTTGCCGCATGTTGCCTCGTCAGCGTAGCCGCGCCACCGCCTGTGCTTTGTATGGTATCTGCTTTTAATGTACTCATAGCGTCACCAATGTCCCACCGCTTTCAACGGTTAATGTAACACCAGAAGCCACAGTAAACGGACCAGTTACGTTGGCGTTCTCTGTAGCTAGGATGGTTGTATTTGCTGTAAGGGATTGTGCGTTGGTACGGAATAAGCCACCAGCCTTGAAGTTACCCTTGTTCTCAGCGGGTGGTGTAATCGTACCAGCTTGAGGTGCTAGGTAATTTACAAAGATGTTGCCTGTGCCAGAGGAAGGAGCAGCAGTGAATGTGAGTGTAGTGCCATCAGGAATGGTATAGGCTGCTGTATCCTGCACGACACCATCAACTGACACCAATACGTCTTGCACAGAAGATACTGTTGTAGTTAATGTAAATGTGGTATCGCTACCGTCACCATTAAAGCGTTGCACAGCTTTAGTAGCTTGGTAGGAACCCGGAACTTTCTGACCAATATACGGCATTATTTATTCCTTATGAACTGATGGTATCAACTACGGAAACCCAAACATCTGCACTTGATGCAGTATCACTCTTTACGTTAAGTATATCGCCAGATTGCATTACAACCTTTGCTCCACCATCCAAGACCTGTAAGGCTGAACCTACTGGAATTGGGGCATCTTTAATGATATAGTAATCATCAGTGCCACCTGCGCCAGTGATATATACATCCATTAAGATTTGGGTAGTTGTAACATTAGCAATATTGATACCAATAAGAGCATCATCGGAGTTAGCGGTACGTAAAACTACTTCACTTGTACCAACATTCCTTGCAATGTTTCTTTCAAAATCCTGTGCCATATCTTCTCCTTATAAGGCAATCGCCATGGCCACTGCGAAGCCAGCAGTTGCACCTGCAGATGGTAGGTTAGTCAACTGTGACCCATCTACTCCCGGCAATCTGGCAGAACCGTCTAAAACAATCGCATTGCCAGCAGATGTTCCAGTGTTCAAAACCGCTGCTGTTCCTAGTCCTAATGAAGTACGTGCAGTGCCGGCAGTCTCTAGTACAAAGTTAGAACCGTCGCCTACAATAAAGCCACCGTCTGTGACCGCTAGTCCAGCTACATCTGCAAGTTGTGCATCATATGCCTGTACATCACTGCCAATAGCTAAACCAAGATTTGTACGTGCTGCAGATGCACTGCTCGCATTCGTACCGCCGTTAGCAATAGCAACTGTACCGGATAACTGGGCTACACCAATTGTTTTATTAGTTAATGTTTGTGTAGCTGTAGTACCTACAAGTTCTTGATTGCCCCCCGCAGGTAATGTAAGTGTGTTAGTTACAGATGCAGAGTGTGGCTGTGGTTGAACTGTTTGTGCATGGGCGTTACTGCTTTCACAGTAGAACTTAACTTGTGAGCGTGTTCCTGTGCCTGTGCGGATGTCTACAAGGCCATCAGATATAGATACGCCACCACTAGAACCGTTACCATCAAGATTAACTTTACCAGTACCGTTAGGCAAAATGTCAATATTAGCATTTGATGTAGATACAATGTCATTGCCGTTGACATCTAAATCACCACCTAGTTGTGGGCTTGTGTCATCTACAACGGCATTAATACCACTACCTGCAGCAGTAATAGCGGATACAGAAACTTTACGTAAAGCAGTAGCGGAGTTGTCGTACAACAATACTAAGTCATTAGAAGCATCTACAGTGGATTCTGCAGTCTGACCAGTAATCACTGTGGAATCTACAGCAATATCATTAGCATTAGCAGTAATACCTGCACCACCAATGACGTTAAGTGTAACATCACCTGATGTACCACCACCTGTCATGCCTGTACCAGCAACTACAGAAGTAATGTCACCTACAGGTATAGCAGCTACTTCAGCATCTACATAAGCTTTAATTGATTGTTGGGTAGCAAGATGAGTGGCACTGTCAGATGCCATATTATCTTCATCTTTAATTGATGTTCCACTTATTGTACCGTTTAGGACAGCACTTGTCAAGGTTTTATTTGTTAATGTTTTAGTACTTTGTGCTAGATAAGTATCAAACGTATCTACTGATGTCTGGCGCATTGTGCCATTATCATTAGTCAAGATACCATCACCACCCGCTACGGCTGTTGTACCTACAGTAGAGCCGCCATCTGTCAGATTAAGTTCTGCTGTTGTAGCTGTAACGCCGTCAAGGATATTTAACTCAGCAGTAGTAGAGGTTACACCATCTAAGATATTTAGTTCTGCTGCTGTTGATGTAACGCCATCTAGTATGTTAAGTTCTGCAGTGGTGGCTGTTACACCATCCATGATATTCAACTCTGCTGCAGTAGCTGAGATAGCTGTACCGTTAAAGTTGATAGCGTCTAAATATGCAACACCGTCTATGTATAGGTCTTTCCATTCTGCAGAGGAACTACCAATGTCACGAGTGTTATCACCGTCAGGGATTAGGTCTGCACCAAGAGTACCAGATACAATTACGTTGCCTGATAGGGTCATAGTGCCAGCAATGTTAGCAGCACCAGCTATGTTTAAGTCTTTAAACTTTTTAGAACTAGAGCCTAAATCAATATCGTTGTTAGTGGTAGGCTCAATAACTCCATCTTTGACTACAAACTGTTCTGTACTAGTACCGCTTACGTCAATATTAAATTCTACTTGGTTATTAGTATCATCAACAACAACTTTGTTTTTAGGCGTGGCAACTCCAGGGTCTCCAATCAAACCAATGACTGGGCCTTCAGCGGCTGTGCCATCGTGTTTGTGACCTGTTGTGTTATTGAAACTACTTAGTAGTTGGTTAAACTCATCGTTACTGTCTGCTGCGGTGATAATATCGCCATCAGCAAAACTCGATTGTCTAGTATAACCTGCCATTTATTATCTCCTTGCGTCAGCTTGAAACTCTAGCTGAAATCCTTTTAATGAGTAGGGGGCTGAAGTACCTCTATCGTTTACCCGTAGGGCTACAGCAAAGCCACTACCTTCAATTGGTTGTCTTACTAAGGGGTTTGACTGTCCACCATAAGTAGCTGTACCATATAATGATGAACCGTAAATAGCCACAGATGTAGCAGTATCAAATGGATAGGCCGCTGCTCGGGCTACGTTAGGTGCTTCATAATCGTATCTAACAAACAAATCTGCGTTAACGGCAGCTTCTGGGGCGTAGTTAATAATAACTCGTTGAAATGACTTACGTATTCCAGCATCACCCATAGTCAAATCAGGTGAACGGTATTTACCTGTTACATTGTTACCGTCAAAGTCATTGCCTTGTTCTTGTCGATATACGTACCCATCAAACTCGCCATGTAGTACAATACTTTCACCACTAACCGTAACAAAATCAGTGCTACTAGGACGTATTCCTAAAATATCCGCAAACTCAAAACTTTCATTTTTTCTTACGCATATAACTCCTGTAGTTTTTGAACGTACGGTATTTGAGTTACTAAAGAAAATGCGGTATTGTGTTTTGTCAGGAATTACCACAGAGGTAAATTCATCTACGTCTGATACACCTGCAAAACGTTCCTGTATCTGTCGGCTAATTGTACCAAGTTCAACGTCACCAATGTTTGCAGTACCAGCAACAGTACGTAATCCATCAGGCCCAAGAAAGATTATGTCTCCACCAAATTCTTGAATGGTTCTACCGTTGAGACAACCAATTTCTCGTGTTACTGGTTGTAGTTGAAAGTCAGCAATAGTATTTCCAACTAACTTAAATATACGTTCTTCACAAAAGATAAATAGTGAATCACGGAAAGGAAACAAACCGGTTATATTGCTGTCTACGTTAATACTACCAGCACCATTAGCTGTGCTAAAATCTGTATCTGTGTATGGTGCGGTAAATACTAATTCTTGTGGTGTGCTAGACATACCAGCAAAGAAAAGAGAATTTTTATATCCGGTAACAAACTGGGGATTAGCAGGTGCGCCTGTAGCGTTAATGTCAGTTACTGTAGTGTTATCGTATTTAGATGCATGATTAGCACCATCTGCCCAAACAATAAAGTCTGTACCACCTAGTGTGTACCTAAAGAAAGTATATACACCGGCGTTACTTCTGCCTGTGTCAATCTGTGTCCAGCTACCTGTAGTGCCACCCTTATGTACTTTGCCACCACGTGCAGCAATGATATTGCCTTTGAAGTAAGCTGACATAAGTACAGCTTCTGATGCACTAGCATCTTGTGGTACAATATTAGAGTTCCACTTAGTGTAGCCAGAAATGCGTCTATAGCCACCTTGAATATCCGGCTCAAAGTTAGTTAGTTCAAGTGCCATTCCGGGCTGCATAGCAAAAGTAGATTGGTCAAGAACCAGCCCACCTTGACACGCAAATACAAACGGATTAAGGCCAGTTTCATCTGCCATGTTTTACCACCTTAAAATACTGCACTGTTTCCATACCTTTGCAAGTATGGAATATAGGTGGAACGAATGTAGTCTGCCCTATTCAGTAATAGGGTTTGCATCTGTTTAATACCTTCTTCAAACCGGGCAAAGTTAAGCCCATACTGTTGTGCTTCACCACGATACTGATATGAATATGCAGTTGCACCATCTACAATAACCTGTCTAAATTGTTCAGGAATTGTAGGTACATCAGTTGCGGCAACTAGTAAGGTTGGCCTATCAAAGTATTCATACACCAATTCATAAGCTTTGTTTGGATATGGGTATAAGCCAAAGTTATTGTCTGGGGTTCTAAAAACAAGATTTGGAATACCCCCAGATGTAAATTGCGCAACGTTTGTAGTATCTGCGTGCAATACAGCAGTAGTACCAGATGTACCACGTGTACAACCAGTGAAAGTGGTGCTGGTTACGCCCGTGTATGTAATGGTCTCATTCTCAATTTGAATGGAGCCGGTTGTTGAAAATCCTGCTGTGCTTACTACTGTAATAGTCGTAGCGGTATTAGTAATTGCCCCGTTTAAGGTAGTGGACTCAACGTCATTTTCTTGTACTATGTATCTTTGAGTATATTCTTTATAGTCTATAATTCTTAAAGTAATTCCAGCAGAAGCTAGGTCAGAATTTTTACTGATTCTAAAAGAATCATAATCTATTGATTGGGCAGCAGTAGGTATAGTATACCTAGTAGTACCGGGAATTAAGTTTTGAGTTTGGGTTTGATGAGTAAAAGACCAGCCAAATTCTCGTTGGTTAATATAATTAATAGCGTCATTAACTGCATTTTGGCATTGGATTTGAAATCCACGAGCAGAAGTAAAGTTTGCAGCTGTAAGCGAAACCTCATTCATACGCGCAATAACTTCGTTAGTTAATCCTAAATAATCATATGCCATTGCACATCCTTAAATAAAAATATAAGTAAAGGGGCAAGTTGCCCTGCCCCCTTACATTAGTCTTTAAGCAACGTCACGTGCTACTTCTTGAGCAGTCAAGTCACCTTCGTCATTGCAATCCATGATTACAGCCCAGATACGCATCTTACCAGTAGTAACTGCGCCACCTGAAAGTGTAACAAGTTTCAAGTCAATGTTGTCATCAGCAACAGCCATCCGTGGAGAATAGGCTGCTGGGTTCTGTGCTACAACACCTGCTGCAGAAGTTCCGTCGAAACCATCGACAAAGTCTTCAGCGGCAATCATGCCCAAGTCTACTGTAAGAGTAGAACCGTCAGAGGCAGTATCGACTTCAATACCTGCATTCATAACCATCATGCCCTTTTTAACAGCAATTACTGGAATGACATCGCCAGCGGCAAGTGCGCTACCTTTGTCAGACAGTGCTGTTGCAAAGTCAAATGTGGTTTGAACCATGTAAAAGTTGCGACCACGCTGCGAGTTGCCACGTGCCGCTTGGAGTGTATTATCACCTAATGCCATAATTCAATCTCCTCTACAGCAAGCAGTATTTGGCGTTAACAAGACCTTCAGGACGAAGAATCTTGCGGCCATACAGATGCATACCACGGACAATGTCAGCGAAGCTGTCAGGGTCACGATATGTTTCCGTCTTATTGATTTGGTCAGCAGTAGCAACGGCTGAAGAATGACCAGCAACAATCATGCCAAAGTTATTAGCATTAGTTCCACCTGTAGTAGATGGGCCAGTACCAATAGAAGGCAGGTTGTTAGAAACATGGACTTGGAATCCATGCAGGTTATTCAAAATCAAACCATTCTGTAGACCAGAACCACCAAAGTCAGAATCAAACAAACGTGAGTCTTCATCTTTTAGTAGTTCAACGAACACTGGGTCAATTACCAACCAACGACCTTGTGACTCTACGTTTTGCAAGTCAAGTTGACGAGCCATACGTGCAATCACAGTCAATGGGTTAGCTACGCCAGCAGTTGTTGGTACAGCTTCAGATGCGCGAGGCTTCA